GCAAATTGATCATCGTTGCCGAGATCAATATAGCCCGTGCCGTAACTTCCCCCGCTTGTATCTCCGGTGGAGTACATCGGGCCTGCGCCTGATAGCGCATATTTAAAGCAAAAGGAACTTAAAAGACTGAGATTCATAATTTCTCCTTTAATATTTAATATTTACTTAATTTATATTACACTACTTGCGCTTCGCCGCTTGTCAACTGATCGCAAGTCCTTATCGGGATACCGCGACAGAAAGTCACCGGCCTACCATAAACATCATTGCCTGACTTCAAGGTATACTGCGTCTTGTTCAGGGATTCGATGTCGAGGTATTCCGCTGCCGTCCGATTGCAATAGAACACGGGATTAGGAGCAAGAGGTATACCGGCTGCGCCGTTCTGAGAAGCGTTCTCGATTCCGTTCTGCACGATTCCAAGGTTCGGGACTCTATGTAGAGCCTTGACCATCAGAGTGACAATGTTAGCCGCATTCGCGTTCTGGGCGATCAGGTTTGCTGCGTCGATGTTACAGATACGAACAATGTATCTCCAATCCTTCACGCAGAGGCCGCATTCCCAATCCCAAATGTCCGCATAACCACGGAACTTATCACCGTTGGCATCGAAGCAGTCAACTTTCCCCAGGTCTTCATGGGATAACCCGCCCTTACTTCCTTTGGGATATACACCAAACACGGTGTACATACCCCAGCAGACCAGCCATATCGACATGTTGTCTGATCCTGTACCACCGGCATCAATGATGTTCTGCGCGTTGCCTGCTTCCAGAGAAGAAAAACGTGGTGCAAGTCCGTTATACTGCTCAGGATTCAAGGTAACATCTCCGTACATTAAGGCGGTCATCTGTGTCTGGTTCATGCCTTCGATTTCTCCGAGGGCTTCAACCATTCTGAAACTATCAGGATTTCCACCAAATTCTGCGGCCTTGACATCAACTTCATGCCGTGCCTGCAAGTCGGCACATGTGTCTGTAACCTGCGCGTAGGATGATTTCGTCACCGGTACACCCTGATACCACTTTCTGAATATAGGAACCGGGAGACCGGTTCTTATTGTGGTTCTTTCCCCATCGGGGAGGTTGCCCTCTTTCCACGGCATATCCAAAAGAGGAGCATTGGTCTGTTGTAATAGTTCAACAATCGGCGCGGATTTCCCGTCAGGGTCCCACGTCTTACTGATATTGTACATTGTAGGCCAGTGGCCCGTTCCCATTAAACTAGGCATAATTTTGTTTACCTTCCTTTAATTTTATTTTTTTCCATAAATTGCTTTTGCGAAGTCCTCGACTGTCTTCGGAGCCGTTTTCCCGCCTTTGTCTCTGCCAATTTCAATAGTGTCCTCCTTGAGGTGAACAGCCATCTTAGCCAGCAAGAAGTTAAGACCGGGGTGCTGGTCCATTCCCAGCTTGACAAAATCCGCCCTGAGAGCATCAGCGTCCTTTTGCGCGAACAAAGTATTAATTACCCTGATAGCGTCAAGGTTCCGGCCTTCTGCATCCAACTTGATTTCTTTGTTGGCTATGGTCTCGGCATGCCAGGCGGCCTTCTGCTGTTCCATGGACTCCTGCCAGCGTTTCAACATCATAGGAACTACTTTTGCCCCATAGAGGTCAGCTACTTTCTGTGCTTCCTCTTGAGTAAACTTCAACTCTTTAAACAGAGGGGTAGCCACTTCCATCATTTCCTTGTCGAGTTCCATGCCTTCCGGTAATTTGAAATCGTCATATTTTTCCGGCACGATCTTCTTTGCCGCCTCTTTCGCTTTCTTCTCTGCTTCTTCGGCCTTCACCTTATCCTCGGCCTTGCGTTCATCTTCGGACAGTTTCGCCCTCCGATCTTCGTCAGCTTTGGTCTTGGCAATGGTCTCCTTCTTCGCCTTGATGTCATCCTCTGTAAACAGTTTAGACAAATCATCAGGCTGTTTCGTTTCTTGTGTCTCGGTTGTTTCGGTAGTTGTTTCAGTTGTTTGGGTCTCGTTTGTTTCAGGCATTATCTTTTTCTCCTTTTTCCGTAATCTCTTTGTCTGCCGCCTGCTTGGCGTATTTTTCTTCCTGCTTGGCGGCCTTCATCATCAGTAAATATGCTTCCGGGTTGAGTCTAATTACCTGCGTGAGCAGGGCATTTCCTATTGATCTCCGGCCTTCATTGAAAGCCGTAATGTACATGTTGTCAGGTTCGAGGGACTGCCGGAACACTCCGCACTTGGAAAGGAATCTCCAAAGAAATTCCCTGCCGTATTTCAGCTTTAGGATAGAACGAAGATTCTCATCATCCCATGTAGAGAGTCTTTCTGCATACGTTTCTTCTCTCTCAGCCATTACTGTCCTGTCATCGACTTAATTAAATTTTGAACTCCGCCGGAATTTGTATTACCCATTGCTCTACCAGCCTCGGCAGCTTCTTTCATAGGCTTAGCCATTGCCGCCATCTGTGCCGCCTGCTCTTTCTTCGCTCTCGCATCTCGTAAGGGCTTGACCTGCTCTTTAGTCCTGATGATATTCGGATTGATTCCGTGCATTTCGGCGTAGGTGTCCACTGCTTCATCAGCATCAAACTTATCAACAACTTCGGGATGAGTCTGCGCCAATTCGCCGGTGAACTGCGCCACTCTTTCTATGTTTGCGGTTCCTTGCAGTTTAGAAGCCTGCGCCAGAATAGATGTATATTCGATCTTTTGCGGGAAGTCCTGTCCTGCCAGCGCGGGAGGCGGAGGCTTTATAAGTCCTCTTCTGAAACATATCCCAAAGACACGTTTGATCAGCGGGTCGAGCAGTTCATCATTAAGCCGTTCCATGACCGGACCCAAAGCTAAAATTTTCTCTGAGTGCCGTTCTTCAATCTCTCTCGCGGTCATTTCAGGATTATCAGACTCGGTAATCATCTGCATCATGTCTTCAAAGTAACAGCGTTTTATCCTAGCTTGGATTTCCTGAATATCCTCAAGTAGCGGAGAAATCTGTGGCTGGACTTCATATACCGGCCTGAATCCTGCCTTTGAGTTTGTCGCCAGACCGTCAAGGTAGGTTATATCTCCGGGGAGGGTGGATGTTCTGGCCGTCCTTAATAAAGAATCGGCGAGCATCGGCGGGTCAACCCATTTGTCAATCGCCTGAGCCTTGCGCTTTTGTTCGAGCATTAGAGCCTTTATATCTCCCAGAGCGTCCATACCGGGGGAATATCCATAGCAGGAATCATCCCACAAATCCCAGCGCGGCGCCATGATCGGGAACTCATCAAAACCAGACCGATTCAAAACTAGGTTCTGACTTGATCCCCACTCGTATTTAACTGACCGGAAAGGTTTATTGTCCGCTGAGACCCTTATTCTATCCCTATCGTCATTCGGCTCTATGCAATGCACAACTTCGATTTCAGTCTCATACTGCTTTGATTGGTACATGTTCTTGACTGAGGGAGATACTTTATCCTCGCCGAACATCTTGACTGACTGCCTTACTGTCATCGGATACCTGCGGTAAAGGGAATCGCAACGATTATGCTCATTCACAGCGATCATGTACTGGCCATTCATAAAGAAGTAAAACCGGACAGTTGAGGCATCGTCTTCCATCGCATACATAGCCCCTGTGCCATAATCTCCTAAAGCGCCGTAAATAGACGGTAATACCTGGTAAAGATTGGATTTGGTCATAATGTCGCGCATGGTTACTTCGACATCATAGAGCCATTGTTTGACCGGACCGAACTCCTGAAGCTGGGGATCGGTAGTTCCCAGTTTGAACCACGGGCGGGCGGGCGATGTCAGCCCAGCCATCAGGCCAGAACGCAGCGTTCTACTCGCCAGCGTCGCCGTGGAATCTATGATCTTGCGGTTGGTTTTTACGCCCTTGCTTTCGTCTACGACTGTATTGATTCGCAAGGAGCGCGGGCGGATATGATCAGCAATCTCCTGCCAATGGTTAAGGAAAGAGATGCGCTCGTTCTCCATGGAATTGTAACGTCTATTGAGATGGTCGCGGAGTTCTTCTATCTTTGAGTCTTGCACAAAAAAGCCTCCAATGTAGTCTTGCGACTTTCAGAGGAGGCTTGCGCGTTCTCGATTCAATCCTTGCGTTTCCGTAGAGAGGCAAAGGATAAATTATAAAATATTCATCTGTTGATCTGTAATCCGTAAAACGGACTTATCTTTACAATCACTATCTAGTTTCTTCCACCCAATTTTTTTCATGTATGCTATTGGCGGATATTTGCCATTTACAGCAACAACAAATTTTTCGTTATAGGCTATTTTTGTATTATTACTAATCCACTTTTTAGGTAGAGCGCGAATAGCATCAAATAATATTTTCATACCTTCTCTCCAC